GTGTATTGATTCCAACTGTAAATGTTCCAGCAGGTTCAGACTCAGTTAAAGTAGCTAAAATAGATGCAGTAGCAGCTCAGTCAATTACTACTGAAGCAGATCCAGGCGTAGACTTAACTGTTCTTAAGCCAGGTACAACACCAGTAACAATGGACTTAGAACTAATTGCAGCACGCTCAGTTTTGCGTGACATTGGTGGCGTAAATCCAGCAGATTTAGGACGCACAATGGGTAATGCAGTGGCTGCCAAAGCAGATACTATGGTATCAACAGCAATGGCTGGCTTAACAACAGCTGAATGGGTTGAAACAGGAACTCATACTGTGTTAGATGAATTGTACAAAGCAATTGGTACAATCCGTAACGCAGGTGAAACAGGACCACTTAACTGTGTAGTTTCAGCAGCAGCATACGGTGACTTTATGAAGCAAATTGGATCATCAGCATTTGCTAATGCAGATATTCAAAATTCTGCTATGAGGTCAGGCTTTATTGGGGTATTAGCCGGCACACCGTGTTATGTATCAAGCTATTTGAATGATACTAACACATCATTAACAAATGTTAAGTTTGCAGTATTCTCTGGTGACGCTATGAGAATTGCTATGCAAGGTGGCGTTCAGTTAGAATCTGAAAGAAGAGCCAGTGCAGTTGGAACTGATATAGTTTCTAGCCTAGCTTTTCAAGTTGCAGTTATTGATGCAGCACGCGGTGTAATTGTACAGGACGCAGTCTAATATTATTAGACATTAGTTACAGGGCTCTACGCCCTGTAACAAACTAATACAGGAGAAGTTAAATGGCATTTGCTACAAATACAGATTTAGAAGAATATGCACCAGAAGTATTCCAACAAGGTGTTGATGACTGGACAGAAGAACTGGCCAAGGCACAGACTGATGTTATTAATATGATTCAATTCAAGTGGTGGAACAAATTCTACAGCAGAACTGAATTTGACAGTAGTAAGTTAGTTGAAGCACAGTGGACTAAAACTACAGTGTATCATACTATGTATGCTTATATACTACCAAGACTTAGTACATTTAGACCAGAGGGTGACCCGTTTAGAGAACAAATAGAGTTTTACAAAGAACGCTATAATGAAGAATGGGAACTACAATTTGGTGTAGGTATAAAATATGACTTTGATGGAGATGGTTCAATTGACCAAAACAAAGATGTCAGACAAGTAAGTCAAACTAGGTTGTATAGATAATGGCACGCAGAGAAGATATACTAGTAAAAGTAGTTGAGTTGTTAAAGGCTCAACGCAGTGTAAGACTAGGCAAAGTTCAAAGAGATCCTATAGTGATTGAGGAACTAGCCGCAACAGCATTTCCAGCCGTATATGTTGAAAGCACAGATGAAGAAATAGTTGATATTACAATGACTATGGGTTCATCTGGTTTAGAGCGTATGGGTGAATTGGAGATTGCGGTAGTGCTTGTTGTTGGTGGAAGAGAAAGAGATACACAGCGTAATATTGCTGTGGAAGCTATTGAAAATACACTAATGGCAGACCGTACATTAACTAATACTGTACAAGATATTAGGCTCTCAAGAGTAGAGACTGTAACAACCGGTGAAAGTGCACCTTTTGCCAGTTGCAGGATGGTGTTCACAACAGAATACTGTTATCAATTAAATAATACATAAGGAGACATAATTATGTCAACATGTTACGCAGGAAAAGATGGTGCTCTGTCAATAGCAGGTACAAACATTGCAATGTTAACTTCATGGAATGTAACACAGTCAGCTGAGACGCTGGAGTGTGCATATATGGGAGTTGATTGGAAAGACTATAAAGCAGGATTAAGATCATGGGAAGGTTCAGCAGACGCTAACTTTACTGATGATAATCCAGCAGATCCACAAGCAGCAAACTTTGCCGCTGTTGGTTCTGAGATAGCTGTAGTATTTTACCCAGTAGATGGTGGAAATATGAGTTTTTCAGGTACAGCAATTATTACAAGCATTGACAATAATGCAGCACTAGGTGATGTTCAAACTGTAAGTTTGAGCTTTACAGGTTCAGGTGAACTGACTACAGACATTACTGCAGCCAGTTAAGTAAAACTTTTATTATGGGTCTTAACGGGCCCATAATATTACAATGTTAGTACCCCTATTAAGAGGCTAACACAACTGTGATATTAATCACAAACAACAACAAGGAAGATATATTATGAGCAAAGAAAACAAAAGCGTATTAGGTAATGCAACGCAACATTTTAGAAATGCATTATCACAAGAATTAAAACAAGTTGAAGTTCCAGAATGGGACACAACTATCTATTTCAAAACAGCAACAACATTTGCTAGTGAAAAGAAAATACTTGATCTACACTCAAAGGGTGAGACAGTAGAAGCATTGGTAGAAACACTAATTGCAAAATCACTTGATAAAGATGGAAACAGAGTATTCACAAACGCAGACAAAGTTGTACTAATGAGAGAAGTAGATCCAGAGGTTATTATCAGAGTTGTTACGGCAATGAATGAGGCAAAAGAAGAGGCAAAGCGTAGCCTGGGAAACTAAGTAAAGATCTAGAACTACTGTTTGTCTTTAGGGTAGCAGAAAGTCTAGGTCAAAGTGTTGAGTGGGTGATGAATAATGTGTCACACATTGAATTAGAAGGGTGGGCTAAATACTATGAGTATAAAACTAACGCTCAAAAAGCCGCCAATAAAGGGAAGTAACTATGTTAAAAGGTAAAAGCAGTAAAAGTGTTTACAAAGAAATCCTTAATCAAGTTAACGCTGATTGGGGCAACTATGTTAATGAACTTGAAAAGAACCTACGCACAACAACACCAATAGACACTGGTGCTGCACGCAGAAAGTGGCGCCAGTTAAACAAATTAAAAATAAATGAACGCTCAAATAGAAAAAAGATACTTGATAACCGTGTTGGGTACGCAAGTATATTAGACGGGTCTGAAGGCAGGCCTACAAGTAGACAAGCACCCAGAGGTATTGTTGAACCAGCACTTAGGAAGACCAAACAAAAATAAAAGGATGACAATACTATGAGCGGTACAAGTAGATATGAAATTGATATTGTTGCTAATAACAAGGCATCAAAAGCCTTAAGTAAAACTAACAAACAGTTAGGTAAAATAAACGCCAACGCTAAAAAGTCCAACAGTGCATTAAAGACTATGGGCACACTAGCAGCCAGTGCCGGTTTAGCGTTAGGTACTATTAAACTTGCACAAGGTTTTATGAATACTGCCAGACAGTTTGAGAACTTGGGTGTACAGTTAAAGTTTATTACAGGTAACGCCAAGTCAGGTGCAGAAGCATTAGATATTGTTGAAGCAGCAGCAAAACGCAGTTCATTTGCTATGGAAGATATGGCGGCAGCTGCTCCAAGTTTATTAACAGTAAGTAGCGTAGATCAACTAGCCAGCACATTAGATATGGCTGGTGATATTGCCGCGGCTACTGGAATGAGTTTCCAAGAAGTATCAAGTCAATTACAAAGAGCATTCAGTGGTGGTATTGCTGCTGCAGATATGTTCCGTGAAAAAGGTGTTAAGAGCATGCTTGGTTTCCAAGAAGGTGTAGAATATACAGCTGAAGAAACTGAACGCATGATCCGTGAAGCATTTGAGAATGGTAGTACAAGTTTAGCAGGTGCAACAAAAGATATGGCTAAGACTTGGGATGGACAAATAAGCATGATGGGTGATGCTTGGACTGACTTCAAAAAAGTCACAATGGAAAGTGGTGTATTTGATGAACTTAAAATACAATTATCAAGAGTCAAAGGATTTATAGATAAAAACAAAGAAGCTATAAATGACATAGCAGAAGCATTAGGTAAAGGATTAGCAGTAATGGTTAAAGCGTTAGGTGATTCAATTGCATTTGTAGTTGAACATTCACGCTTCTTTGCCACAGTAGCAAGTACAATAGTTGGAATAAAATTGTTTTCTTGGATAGCTAGATCTGGTGCAGCTATGAAGATACTAAACCTTGCATTTAAGATGAGTCCTATTGGAAGATTAATTGGATTAGTAACAGGTTTAGCTGCAGTGTTTAGTTTGAACAATGGTTTAGGTAGAACAATAGCACAAGTACAAGCAGTGCTTGATAGTTTAGGTGGTGCTTTAGCAAACTTTGGTAGATTCTTATATGGAAAAATGGGTGAAGTACTTGATTGGATAAAAGGCAAGTTTTATGATTTTGTTGATAGTTTAATTGACGCATACAATTGGTTAGCTGATCTAATTCCAGGAATGAGTACTTTTGACAAATCAGCTAGAGATGTAGCAGGTTCATTAAGTGCAATGGCCAAAGACGGATTTGAATATGTAAAAACAGCAGCCACTGATGCCGGACAAGCAGTGCTTGGTATGTTACCAGAAGAAGTAACAAAAGCTATATTAGATGCCGCTGAAGCAGCCGGTATTGCAGGTACAGAATATGATGCCTTACATGCAGAATTAGATAGACAAAGAGCAGTACAAGAAGCCTTAATAGCAGTACAAAGCAGTTCAACAGTTGGAGCAACTGCCAACGCAACAGCAACAGGTAACTTAGCAGATGAAACTAAGAGATTAGCTGAAGAACAAGCCGCAGCCAAAACAGCTGCTGAAGAATGGGCTACAGAATGGACTAGATTACAAGCACAACTATTTCCAGTAGAAACAGAAATAGCAGAAATTAACGCTATGATTGAAACATTGGAGAGAAAAATTGCTGCTGGTGAAGATACAACAGGTCAAATGGCTTTAGCAGTAGTTAAACTAAAACAAAGATTAGTTGAACTTGATCCAGCAACACAGGCATTAATTGCAAGTCTGCAGAATTATGATGATGCAATAATGAGAGTTATTAGAAATCAAGAAGCAGATGCTCAAGCTAAATTAGATCTCAAAGAAGCAGCACTGTCATTGTATGATAGTTTGCATCCAATGGAAACACAGTTAAAAAGGTTAACTGAACAACAAGACTTAAACAGAGAAGCATATGAAAAGCAATTAATAACTATTGAGCAATATATGAAAATTCATAATAAGCTTCAAGAAAAAATTGATGAAACCAAAGAGTCTATGAAAGGACTGGGTACAACATTAAAAGAAACAACAGAAGATATGAGAACTGAAGGTGAAAAGTATGTTGAAAGCTTCAACAAAGACTTCAACAGAAAACTTGCTGATGGATTAGCCAATGGTACATTAAACTTCAAAACATTTGCAGGAAGTTGGCGTAAAGTATTAGCAGACCTTATTAATGATACACTTAACGGTGGAACACTATTAAATGACATACTTGGTATGTTTGGTAATTTATTTGGTGGCAAGGGCGGTGGACTAACCAGCTTATTTGATACAAAGGGTACAGTTGATAGTTTTAGTCAATTTGCAGGTGACCCGTTTAGCTCACATATGGCACGCAATATGATACCAAGTCTGTACGCAGATGGTGGTAAAATTGCTGCAGGTGAAACTGGTATTGTTGGAGAAGCAGGTGCAGAGCTAGTTACAGGACCAGCAACAGTTACACCAAACAAAGAAATTGGTGGTGTCAAGCCTGCGGTAAATATAACAATACAAGCAATTGACACACAGACGGGAACTGAATTCCTGTTAAAGAACAAAAAGCAAATTGAAGGCATAATACAGCACGCCTACAATAGACGCGG